CTTCCCCGACTTAGTGCGCCATTTCTGATCACCCCAGTTTTTAAGAGAAGTCTGTGAAGCTTTCAATCTCTGTACCCGCCGCCAGCGGCCTTATATTTCTTGGCCACAAGCTGGGCTTTTCTGGCGGACCATTCCCCAGCGCCAGTGCCTTGTGTCGCGGCGGCTTTTACCTGAGACACAATCTTCTTGCGCAGAGTGGGCTTTGTGTAGTTGCCCGCAGCGTTGACAGTAGATTTTTTGGGTTTTGCTTTCATCTCAGGCCATTAATCCAGGGACATACTGTGTTTTACCAGCGACTTTCATGGCGGTCAACTCTTGTTTCTTAAGATTGGCCGGGTCAAACGACACGTGCACCCAGCCGCTGTCGGGTATACCCGGAGTGTAGAACTCCAAGATCAACTGGGTGTAGTCCAGATTATCCATGATCCATTGGGCAAGCTCTGCGTTGGGGACTCCGGGTATCTCAATATCGGCTGCTTGGCCCTTGACATGGTCTGAGGTACGAGATCCTCCGACTGCCGCATTACTTTCCGCACTGCGAAACCCTGAGTTCACCTTGACACCTTTGCCAAAGTGGTCGCGCACTGGCTGAAGAACTTTCTCGCACAGCAAGCGCAAGCTCTCTGTCTCGGCTTCGCCGGGAGTATTGTCAAAGCCCATACGCAGGGCTGTCTCAGACTTGGTCAGTTCGTGCAAAGAGAAGTTGGCGGTCAGTTGCATCATTTACTCCTTAAGGTTTGGTAGATGGCGTTGTATGCGTCGATGCAGGCGTTGAGTTGCCTTGTGTTGGCATCTCCTTGGTCGGTGATGGCGACAAGAGATTGAGCAGCCTTTGCGTCAAGTTCGGCTCCTGCTTGAACGCTATCTCCGGCGGGAGCGGGGGTATCTCCGGTGGTTTGTACGGGGCAGACGGGGGCTTGGATAGGAATCCGCAGCTTGAGAGCGCCAGAGGCAATAGCAGCATCACGCTCTTTTGCAATAAGTTTTGCATCTTGATTGGCCTTTTGAAGTTTGGTTGCTTGGGTGGTGACGGCGTTTACCAGCGCCTGTTCTTTTTGTCTAGCTTCGGCATTGAGCGCGGCAATCTCTAACTGCTGACGGGTGACCTCGTCATTTGAGCCTTTGTAGTATCCGCCGCCAAAACTGCCAACAATGGCAAGCACAACAGCAAGCAAGATGTACGGGTTAAAGATACTCATGGCTTATTGATTTCTTCGTCATCATGGGACAGTTTGATACCCGCCAGCAAACCAATGAACCCACCAACCACTGTTTGGAACGCAGGGCTGATGAGTTTGAAGATTTCAGCGTTGTCTACCTTTTGGTCAAACAACCCAAACATTAGGGTAAACACCATACTGCACACCACAATACACAGGGTGGTGGCAACCATTAGGGTCACTCTGTAGGTCAGTTTGCCTCGTAGTGTCTGCTCCATGCTTACGCCTCCGCCTTACCACGCACATACGCCTGTGCTGCCATGAAAGCAACCACAATTGTCCCCATTGCTGCGCAGTAGGTGGTGGTCAAACCGCTCAAAGCGTTGACCTTCTCTAAGGTTACCCAAGTAGATGCAAGGAATGCAATCAACACAGGAGGTGCGCCTAAAGCTGCCCATGCCATGACCCTTTGTTGGTCAGCCATCTTGTCAAGATTTTCAATCTGAATCATGCGCTCAGACCGAGACAGTTCAACGTCAGTCACCACGCCATCGTGGTCGGTGTCAAACTTGTCGTACTCTGAATCTTTTTCAAGTTGCTTACTCATCTTTTTTCCTTTCCTGCTGTTCAAGTTGTCTTCTCAACTTTTCCACTTTTTGAATCTGCGCTTTGGCTTCATTCTTTGTTTCCAGCACATCCAAATACAACATACCCAGCAAAGGTAGTAGTAGGGCGACCAGCACACAAGCAGCAATCCAGCCGATCATTTCTTCCCCCACTGACTTACGAACCACAGCCACAGCCACAGGTACAGGAGGAATGTAAAAGTCGCCACCACTGCCGCCAGTTTTGCTTGCAGGTTTCTTTCCTCTTCCCTGTGTTGCCATGCCTCTCGCCTGTTCTTCGCCTCTTGCTTCAGTCTGGCAGCTTCTTGTTCAGCGGCTATGACATCCCGCATCTCAAACACCTTGCTGTACAGCGCACCCATTTCGGGAGGGCTTTGATACACCATCGTCTCTCTGATTGTCACTTCCAGTGCCGCCATCTGATCCTGCGCCATGACCCGCTTCAATGCGGCTTCCATTTGGTTCTGGTCAGGCTCATAGACGTTTCTGGACTTGTCTTCTTCCTCCCTGATGTGGGCTGCTAACTGTTCTTGGATTCTGAAGAATTCCGTAAGATTTTTGACAACTCCAACCATGACCTGCGTTTCGTCAACAGCGACGTATTTGTCTTTCTTTTTCGCCACAGGCTTGGGCGCGGCAGGAGTTGGCGCACCGCCAAAGAATTTTGCCAGCGTCCCCCAGAAACCATAAATTTCTCTTCCGATTCCAACAGCTTCATCGACAGTAGCCTTAACCTCCATGAAAGCGGTCTTTGCTTGCTTGTAAAGCTCACAACCTTCTTTGATGGCGGCGACACAAGCATTTGCGGCGAAGAGGAGGCTGATTGGGTCCACATGTGGGTACTACTTACATGGTGGAGCCAGAGGCCGCTGGGATGGTTGTGACCTGGATAGCCATGCTCTTCTTCAAGTTAAGCGGAGTGCTGCAATCAGAACAGGTGTCTGCTTCCAGTTCGCTCTCGTCCAGGTCGTAACCACAGTGTGCGCAGACGACCTCTACCTCGTGGGCAGGCTCTATTCCGCCACCCGCAAGGGTTACTGAAGGCTTAAAGAGCCTCATGGATTGGTCTCAGTTTGGGTCGGCGCAACAGGCTCAGTCTCTGTTACTGGAGTCTCAACTACCACCTCAGGCTCCACAACAGGGCTATCCACTGGTGCAGACTCCACAACAGGCTCAACCACATCCTCTACAGGGGCTTCAACGACTGGCTCAGGGGTAGGCTCAGGGATAGGGCGCAAGTCGCCTTTGTCCCATGCTGTGGTCTCTTGATTCCATGTGTAGAAATATTCATCCACAGGCATTAAGATGGGCGGCTCCCACAGCCATGAAGTCGTATTCAAAACCCAGTTGCCGTAGGGCTGAGGGGCAATGAAGACATCGTTCACATCGTCATAGGTGTAACCAATGCCAGCGTAGTTGCCACGCAATGGGCGACCTTGTGGATGCTGGTTGCCGTGGGTGTTGTAGCTGGTTTGAATCCAGCCATGACCAACAGCGCCAGTGGCGATGAAATCTTCTTCAGCAACAATCACTTGAGTGACGATACCGTTTTCTACTTTTGCAAAGTGTGACAATTTAATTCTCCTTAAATGTGATGGGTGTTATTTTATTCATCAGCGGGCATTTGCAAATTTCAGCGGATTTTCGGCAAATGCCATATATATGTAGGTTTCACCTGAAGCATTGCAATTAGTTAATACTGCTCGTGGCTTAAAACCATTTGACAAAATGTCAATCGTAATACCAGTATCTTCAGCCGCTGATAAGTTTGGATATAGTGCGGCAGTAGCTACGTTATAAGTGCTTCGTGATGTGTCTACGACAACCCAATCAGCAACTCTACTTGATGCTTTAATCATCACAAACCTTGGCCTGAACCCAAGATATACAAAAGGCCCATCAGCACTTCCATTGCCTGTGTAGCTACCAAATGCTGAATAGCCTGCTACTGCGGCAAAGCAGTACATCACCATTGTTGTATTTAGCGCCATCATTGTTCCGTTGCCCAAAGTGACAACCGTAGATGATGGGTTGGTATTACCCCAATAAGATGTATTAGTAGTTGCCGCACCAGTCGTTTGTAAATTTAAATACTGTGAAGCTGGTGTCGTCAACCCTTGATGATATACACCCCACGAACCAATTGCGCCACGCTCTTTTGTAATAACCATTGATGGAGCAACCCCAAGCCCATGACCAACAGTTACAGCACCAGAAGAACCAGTTGAAGTAAATGTCACCACGCTAAATCCAGCAGTGGCATTTGCTCTTACCTGTGCTGAAATAGAACCGCTGGTGTTGGTTACTGTTGAGCCGCCAGCGTTCCATTGCCAACCAACATAAGTGGCGGCACTTGTGTTCATCTGAGCCAGCGCACCAATAGTAAATCCTGTACTACCAAATGCAGTTAAGCCTGTTGTCTCTGTTGTCTCTGCCGTTGTTGTATTGCTCTCTAATTGTTTTTGCACACCACGAACAGCGTCATACCACGCATGGTCAGTTGCACCACTTCTGCCTTTCACCCACACCAAATCAGGCTGGAATGAAACGCCATTGGCTGAGTTGCTGATTGTCTGTGTTGCCCCTGTACCCGTATACAGCGTAGCCGCCATCACAGTACGACCATCAGGAATTGCATATGTTGTTGGCATTGTTGTTCCTTATAGGTTGAATGTGTTCAAGCCGACAGAGCTACTTGGTGGGGTGTAGACGAATGGTTGTTGACCTGCGTTCAAAACATAAATATCCGAACTGTAACCAGCAACAGCAAAATAATAATTTCCTGTAAGGCCAGTAAATGCCGAGCCTTGAGATGAACCATTTTTATAGAAGGTTAACGTGCCATTGTTGAGATGAATACCAATCACATCTCCAGTTGTCCAAGTTGCACCATAAGCTGTGTTGGTTGAATTGGTGCGTTTGTTTCCGTCATTATTGTATCCATAGCCAATTGATGTGAGCGTAAATGGATTATCAGATGCTGAAGAAGGATTATATGTATCTAAAACAATACCAATTAAATGTTGTGTAAAAGCGGATCTATTTTCAACAGTAATTTCTGCATACCAATTTCCAGTAGCTGGCATAGCAATCGTTGTGACTTGTGAGGTTTGACCAGCACTACTTGCATTGCTTGTAACTTTTAAATTTCCATTAGAAAAAGTTGCAGGATAAGAGCCTGCTGGTTGAACAGGGTTAAAAGTCGCATAGTTCGCCGCTGTCGCACTTGTCAGTGTAGGCACATCGGTCATGCTGTCGTAGGTCACGCCAGCAGTCAAAGAGATGTTGTTGGTTGTCCAGTTGTTTCCATTGGGGCTGAAGTCATATCCCAATGTTGTTGTGCTGGTCGTGTTGGTGAACGGCAAGTAGAAGCCATTCGTGCCATACG